GTAACGTAAACCCTTTGAGTTTCGGCACTCTTGGCGTTACTGGCTTTTTACTCGTACCACTTTTGTACCACTATCCAACATTTTCAGCTTATCGAGCTCCGCCCAATCGTTCGGCGAGCTGATCCACTTGGCATAGGTGGAGAGCAGCACCTGCACGCTATGCCCGAGTTGCGCGGCGATGAATGCCGGGTTCATGCCGGCCATCAGGCACATGGTCGCGTACGTGTGGCGCGTGTCGTACATCCTGCGGCGCCTGATACCAAGCTTCCGCAGTGCTGCCAGCCAGTAGCGTTTTTGACTCGTCTCGGAACGGATGAACATCTCCGAGCGGTCACCCGTCCCACTGGGCGCGAACACGTAATCTGAACGGGCCTCGGTGAGCGGTCTGGCTTTTTCGAGCGCATGCAGTGCCCGATCGTTCAATAAAACTTTCCGTGAGCGCTTCGTTTTGGTGCGATCCTGGATCACGCCTTTGATCTGAATCCGGCACACATGGGCAGTCTTCCCGCGCCTATCAATTTCTCCCCAGCGCAATGCCATCACCTCTCCCGGCCGCATGCCGGTGTAGAAACAGAACTCAAAGTAGGCCGCATAAATGGCCGTCATGCCGCTCGTCGTTTCGTAAAGGTGGGCAATGATGGAATCGGCCTCTTCTTTGGTGAAGGGGTCGACCTCACGCTTCGGCACCTTGGCGCCCGGGATGGAAAGGGCAGGGTTTCGGATGATCAGTTCGTCCGAGACAGCCTGCTGGAAGATCGATACCAGCAGACCGACCACACCCTTGCGGCGGACCGGTGAAGTCCACTTGATGTCGTTCATGATCTTGCGCAACTGAACCGAGGTGATCGTGTCGATCGGCAGTTCGGCCAGGTAGGGAATCCAGTACACCTGCAGCGCAGACCTGTAGTTCTTCCGGGTTCCCTCTACGATCTGCAAGCTGTTGAGCCAGTCCTGCGCATAATCGAAGAAGATCGGCGTTGTTTGTTCCTGAACTACAACGCTACGGGTATTGGGGAATAGCTCGGCATACTTCTCTGCCGTCAAGGCGCCGAGCTTATCCAGGCCTTTTACTTGAGCACGTAGACTCGCTGCTGCTGCGATCCCTTTCGCGGTCTGAGGGAGGGGGAGCGTCTCGCAGCACCGCTTCTTGTTCCAGGTGAAGCGAATTCGGATTGAGCGCCCGACAAGCTCGACTCCGGCCGGCAGGTCCACAGGCTTTCGATCCATTCGTCATATCTCCTTTTGCTGTACATAATCCTGCCGTTGATCTTCATCCACACCCAAGTGGGGATGATGCCTTTCTCGCGCTTGCGTTGAAGCGCCTTCGCTGTACACCCCACCAGCTCGCCCATCCGTTTCTCGGTGACCTTGTCGTGCACATGGTCTTCGGGCAGATTTTCTGCGGCTGCCATCTCTACTCCTCCTGACGCGTCAGGTTTTGGTTGTCACGCTGATCTGTCGCGTCATCCCAGTCCCAGCTCAGCTTCGGATCAATCGGCGGGTGAGCCTGCAGGGTATGCAGGTCCAGCAGCGTGAAGTGGCCGTCCATCCAGCCGGCGGTGTCGATGTGATAGACGTTGCCTAGCACTGCCGGGCGGCGAACCGGGGTGTGGCCGACCACTACCGCCCGAACGCCTTCGAAGCCGGATGCGTCCTCGGCAGTGATCCGCCTGCGAGACCATTGCGCCATTGCTGCAACGTGCTCGCTCTCGGCAGGGCCACCATCCTTTGCTGCCCAGGTGAACTCATTCCAGGCTTTGTAAGGGCAGTCTGCGTGAACGATTCCTACCAACCCCTGGGGCGTCACGACCTCGATGATCAGCGGCAGGTCGGCCAGCAGTTCGACGTAGCAGGCCTGCTCGACACTGGACCGGGCGTAGAGCCATGCGCCGCCGTTGGACAGATGCACTTCCGCTATGCGGCCTGCTGGATCAAGGCGGTATGCCTCGACTGCCATCTGCTCGTGGTTGCCGCGCACGGCATGGAACCATGGCTTGGCCAGCCAGGTGTCCACCTGGTCAGACTCAGGCCCGCGGTCGACCAGGTCACCTACGGAGAACAGCCGGTCAGTGGCCGGGTCGAAGCTGACCGCGTCCAGGGCGCGCTGCAGGCGGGTGAAATGGCCATGGATGTCGCCCACGGCGAAGTCGCGGCCGGCGGTGTTGACGGGGAAACGCTGGAGAGTGGTCATGACAGCGCCCCCGTAGCCCGTGCGGCGGCAGCGACAATGAAGAACGACACCAAGAACGCCGAAGCAGCTAGCATGGGATGGCCGCTGTAAATCAGCGCGTATAGCTGGAATACCGTACTTGGCACACTGATCCACCAGTAGCGCAGAATTCGCTCGGCCACTTCACCGGTTACGGTGCCGGATGACCAGCCGATCCAGGCCATGGCGTTGAAGGCCACGGTGACGTAGAAGGCGAAACGGCAGAGTTGGGCGCCGCCGAACAGCAGCGACAGGCTGATAACAGCGCTGATGGCCGTGGAAATAAGGGTCTGGATCATGGTTTAACCGCCTTCTGGTCGAATGCGTGCAACGCTTTGTCGAGCGCTACAACTGCTTGGTGGCGAGTAGCACAGGTGGTTTCGGCGTAGATGCCTGGGCGGGAGCCCTTTGCCGTCCAGCTGCCATCCTTGTTCTGAGTCACTTCGATGACGGCACTCATGCCTGACCTCCTGCCAATGCGGCCAGCTCAGCCACCAGCGCTTCGGTTCGCCCGTAGAACTTCCCGGCGTCCTCGTTCACGAACCGCTCGAGCACGGTGGCCACGGCCCGCTGGTTGGCCAGGCCGCGCAGGTCAGCCTCGGTCAGCGTGTCGGTCGATGGCGCGTGCACGAAAGCCTCCTGACTGATCAGCAGGGTGCGCACCGGGCGAATGCCCTTGCACTTGCTCACCCAGTTCGTATCGGGCACGCACCAGGGCAGCATGTGAAGGCACCAGGCAGTTGCTGCGTTCGACTTCTGACTGCTGGTCCAGTACTCGCTAAGGCCAAACGCCTGGGCCGCGCCCCTGACTGTGTACGATCCGTCGTGACCCCATTCTGGAAGCTGTAAGAGATTGCAGCGCAGCACCTGCAGCTCCTCGATCGACGGGATGTGCCAGCCCCAGGTGCCCCGGATGTTCATGCCCAGCACCTTGCGGGCGATGGCGCTGCCCTCGGCTGCCATGGCCTGGGTGTTGGCCATCCCGTCGAAGCGCGATGTGGCGCCACGTATACGCGGGCGCGGGCCTTCTTCCTGCCACCAGTGGGCGGCTACTTCGAACTCCCGGCCTGCATCGATCACCGCGTGCTCGGCGCCGCCGAAGAAGATCCGGCCGGCGAAGAAGCCGCCAGCCAAGGGCTGCCCAACGGCAGGGAGGGCGGCGTGGTTGATTGTTCGACGCTTTTTCATGGCAGCCTCCGGAAGTGGTCGGCCAGCACCCGGCGCCCGTCCAGGCCGCACGCGGCAGACAGGTCAGCGATTTGGCCAAAGGTTGTTTCGCGCTGCTGCAGGGCGTCCCACAGCAGCAATAGCAGGCCGGCCTGGCTCATGGCTGCTGATCCTGTACCACCTGCTGCTGCAAGGCCTCCAGGCGCAGGGCGGTGTCGATCTCCTGATCCAGCTCTTCGCCGGAGAGCCAGTTATCGCCGCGCACTACCAGCAGGTCTTCGTCAGGATCTTCGATGCGCTCGCGGTCACGCAGCCAGCGGTAACGGCGCGCATCTGCCGCCAGCTTGACGTGCTCGTCGATGCTGAACGCTGGCGCTTCCTCGACGGTACCTTCAGCCACGCGACGGGCGTGGATCTCTTCGCGGTCAACGATCACCCCGCGCGGGGCCTCAATCCCCAGACGAACCTGGCAGCCGTTAACCTGGGCCACGCTGACCCGGATGTTGCCGCCGATGATGACGGCCTTGCCGATGTTCCGGCTGAGCATAAGCATGTGAATCTCCTTATTTCGGGCAAGCCGGTGGCCTGCCGCGTTTGTTGGCTTTCGCAAAAATCAGGGTTGGATCAGGTCAGGCCAGCAGCGTCACGCCACCGCCAGGGCGCACTCGGCGCGCCGGGTTGCTATGCGGGTTTCAATCTTTCGCTCGCCGCTGTTGCCGCCACGGCGGACGCGCATTGCATGGTCGTCGCCGATCATTCCGTGGATGGCCATCAGCAGAGCCAGGGCGGTGGCAGCTGGGCTGATGATTCCGCGCCGAAATGCCTCCGCCACCAATGCAGTACGCTTGGTCATGCCCCACTTGGTGCCCAAGGCCATCATGCGTTTCTTGACGCCGTCCTCGCTGATCCCAAGCGCCCGGGCAACTTCCTTACCTGAAGCGCCACCAGCGATCGCCAGCAAGCACTCCAACTCACGCGGTGCAGCGCCCTGGCCCAGGAGGCCTTGCCAGTTGCCTACGGTGATTGAGGTTGCTGGGGTCATGCTTGGAAACTCCATTGCAAGTGCGATGGAATCAAGAGTACCAATTGGTAAATCTTTGTCAATCGAATGGCCGAAAATTTACCAAAAAAAACCCGCCGTAGCGGGTTGTCTTATTGATGTCAGCTATGTTCTTGATCCGCTCCAGATGTAGACGACACGCGCTACCACCGAGATTCGGTCCATCATGTCATGGGGTATGCGGACCTCTTTGAACTGCGGATTATCGGATAGGATACGGATCCCATCCATGTCCAACTGTATGCGTTTGATAGTGAGTACGCTGCCAATACGGACTACATAGACCGCATCGTATAGAGCCTCTGTCACCCCAACATCCACGACAAGGAGGTCACCATGCTTGATGGTTGGAGCCATACTGTCCCCGAGCCCTGTTGACATGCGTAGATTCGAGATGTCCGTCATGGACATGGATCTTCGCAGCCACGCCAGATCAAACACGGCAGTCCTAATAGGGGTTTCGCTTTCAGCGCCTTGCGCGTGCTTTCCCCAGCTTTCAGGGATCTCGAGCACGGGGATTGTGACGCTGTAGAACGGATACTCGTGGTCGTCAGTCGAGTCCCAGTTTCTCACGTCTATAGGCTCAGAGATTGCTGCAGCGCGGGATTGAGCGTCGTTTACCGCTGATATGGCCAGCTCCAAGCCCTTAGGATCATCTAACCATCCATTGGGCAAATGACACATGCCTTCAATCTGCCGCGCCAATGACTCCCCAATATTCCTTGAGTGCGCTGGATTTTCAGAAAACAGCCTGGCCACGTAGGAGGGAGAGCGCTCAATGGCTTCCGCGAAGGCTGATTGCTTTCCGCCAAAGCGTGTCAGCACGAGCTCCCGTAGCCGGAGCCTGCGTACATTTCTGATTTGGTTCGAGTCATTAGTGTCCATGCTTGACTGTACCTTTTATTTCCCTTTTGGAAAATTACCTTGAAATGGTGCATGAATCAGGTAGCCTGCGACATAAATGCACCAATAGGTAAATCTGAATGAACCTATCCGAGTACCTTTCGCAACTCCCGCGGGGCGGCAAGAAAGTCCTTGCGCTCAAGCTTGGCGTGACAGCGTCGTATTTATCGAGGCTCGTCTCAGGCGACAGGGCGATCACTGCCGAAAGGGCTCTGCAGATTGAAAGCGCTACTGACGGGCTCGTAAGCCGCTGCGTACTTCGCCCGGATCTGCAGTGGGGCTTGACTCGCGATGAAGAGCAGCTTTCCAAGGCAAAGGCCCTGCCGACCTTGAACGCAAATGTACGCTCAAGATCACGGCCAAGTCAGTCCCCTGAAGTGGCTGGCGTTTTATCCAGTACCGGGGGTGCGCAGTGAGCAACGTAATCCACCTCGACTTCGAAGGGCGGCAGGTAGACCTGAGTGCTGACGGCTGGTTGAACGCCACGAAAATCGCCAAGCAGTTTGGCAAGGAGCCGACTGCCTGGCTTCGCCAAATCGACACCCTCGAATACCTTTGCGTCATGGGAGATGCCCTGGGGGTTAATTCTGTCACTCTGACAGAATTCAATGAAATCAGAGAGTTAGACGCGTCGAAGTCCTGGGTTCGCTCCAAGATCCTCGCTCTCACGAAAAGGACTGGCCTCGTGATGACCAAGGCTGGTGGAAGTGGCGGGACATGGCTGCACCCGAAGATCAGGGTCTATTTCGGTCGCTGGATCAGCACTAAGTTCGCAGTTTGGTGCGATACGAAAATTGAAGCACTGCTGAGCGGTGCTCCGTCGAAGCTGGATCGACTCAATCGCGCTTGCAAGATTTTCGACGACCGCGAATCTCTCGCCAGCACCTACGGGCGCGGACTTTGTGAGTGGAAGCGCGACAAGCCGCTGCTGCTAGGCGACATCGAGCGCGAGCTTGATTCACTGCAAATGGTGCTCGGCTTGAACAACCCCAATCAACCTCGCCTGAAGGCCTTCTCATGACGGCCTCGGCGTCTCAGTTTTTGTTGTCCGGCTAAATCGCAGGCAGCAAAAAAACCGCTTCGCAGGCGGGCTTTTTAACCGTCCCCGGCAAGGGACTTTTTGAATCTTCGTTCGAGGAGAACGATATGTCACGTTCGAAAAATAGCAAACCCCGTGTTGCTGTGCAACAGCCAAAGGAGAGCCTGATCGATCTGCGCCATCGCTTTCGCGCCGCCCAAGGCGCTTACGGCATTGCCCGCGTATTGCTGGAAGACCAGGCCCAGCTTGGCGAAATGCTGTTGTCACGCGACCGGGAGGATTTGCTCAGTGCTCTCGAGTTCTGCACCCAGGCGCTCTATGCCTATCACGAGTACGCCTATCTCGACGCGCTCCCGCATGCCTCAGAGCAAGGCGGTGCCCAATGAGCGCCCTCGTCACACGCACCCAGGCATTCCTGGTCTCTGGCGTCGCGCTACAGGTTAATCACGGCTCGAGCTGCTACACGGCAATAGAGGCCGCAAGCACCATCCTGTCAGGCGTAAACGCGATGCTTGCTGGTCTCGTTGATGCAGCTCCAGACAATGCCAACGAAGTGTATGCGATTCGGGTTTTGACCCAGCAATGCGAGGCATTGATTGACGCTGTCGCCGGCTCTATCCGTGAAGCCGAAGACCTCGCGCCACAAAACCCAACCTCTTCAGTTTGTGGCGCGGGGGTACCGGTATGAGCCATCTCATGACCAAGTTTTCTTCCCCCGCCAAGCGCGTGGAGGAGAGACTTGAGTTGCTGGCCATCCTCTCGGAAGTGCTTGAGCACAATGGCGGCTTCAAGGACAGCAATCTTGGCGAACACCCGGCAATGATCGGTGAGCGTGGCGAGGACGGCATCATCCGCTCAATGCGAGTAATCGCCTGGGCTGCTCACCGTGAGTTCTGCCAACTGGCTACGGACTTGGAGATCCCTCAATGAACCATATTGTCCCCGCGTGGAGTCCAGATGGTTTGCATGGTGAGATCGTTCACGACGTGACCCTCAGTGCTGCCGAGATCGCACGCTTCAACGACGCCCGCGAAGCTTTCAAGTTGATCAAGGCTTTGTACTGGGCGCACGTCGTGCCTTCGCTCGGCGGATTCGATAATCCAGTAGCCGGCGAACTTGAGCGCCTATTCGAGCGCGTCGTTTTCGACACGCGAAACTTTATGTGGCCTCACCGAAACGCGGCTGCCTTCCATGAAGCGAAGGATGTGGGAGGTGCGGCATGAACCTGATCGCCGCCACCGCACTCACTATGTCTTCTCGCGACATCGCGGACTTGGTTGGATCTCGTCACGACAAGGTGAAGCAGTCGATTGAGCGTCTTGTAGAGCGCCGCGTGATCGTCCAACCCCCAATGGGGGATGAACAGACCGCCGATTCTCTTGGGCGCCCCCGTACCGAATCCGTCTACCACGTCAACAAGCGCGACAGCTTCGTTGTCGTCGCGCAGCTCTCACCCGAGTTTACTGCGGCGCTGGTAGACCGCTGGCAAGAGCTGGAAGCCAAGCTTGCTGGTCGACCAATCGTTCCGCAGAGCCTGCCGGAGGCCCTGCGCCTTGCTGCTGACCTCGCCGAGGAGAAGGCAGTGCTGGCGCTGGAGAACCAGCAGCAGGCCAAGAAGATTGAAGCCCTGGAGAACCTGTTCATGCCTGGGGAGACGGTTCCGCAGTTCGCCAAGCGCCTCAACGGCGTGAATTCGCAGCTGATGCTGGCGTTCCTGGCCGAGCTGAAGTGGATCTACAACGCCGAGACCGACCCAGACCATTCTCCCAAGTATCGCGTGTACGCCATGGCGCGTGACAAGCACCTGCTCACCGAGAAGCCATACAAAGTCAGCAGCGAGGGCATGACCGGTTTCATCCGGTACGCCCCGGTGATGCTGGAGAAGGGCGCACGGCGCCTGCACGACCTGTACATGGCCGGGAAACTGCCCATGAAGAAGACCTGGGACGGCCAGTTCCATTACGAAAAATTCACTCCGGAGAAGCCCCTGTGACGATCAAATCAACCAAGCAACAAGCGCGTGACCGGATCGTCCAGGCGGCAGTGGATGTGGTCGAGGCCGAGCACCACTTCCGCGCGGCCCGCGCCGAAATCAAGGCCATGTACGAGGTGTATTTCCGCGCCCACGGTCGCCCTGAAGGTGAGTTCCTGCCGTACACCGATGCATGGGAAGGGGTTCGTCTTTTCACTGCTGCGGCCAATGAACGTCGCGCCAAGGCCCGGCGAGTACTGCGCAATGCCCAGGCCCGCATGGAGCGCGCCGTGCATGCGCTGGGGGCTGCCCAATGAGCAAGGTGATCGAGTTCCCCCAGGCTCCAGAAGCCGTTGTCGTCAACGAAGAGTTCTTCGAGAAGTTCGCCGACGCCGCCTTGCTGATGATGTGCTTTGAAAGCGTTGCCGATGCGGTCGAGGTGGTCGGGGATGGCGTCAAGATCCACGACCGCGACGAGATCCACGTAAAGCTGATCGAGGCCTGCATGGCTCTCGCCGTTCTGTTCCGGCGCCGCACTGGTCACGACGTGCAGCAGGTATCTGCCGATCATCTCGACGAGGAGCGGCGTTGCCTGTTGGCCGGGGAGGTGGCGCGGTTACTCATCCCCATCAAGGCATCCCCTATCAACCCGCTGCCAGCCAGTGCTTTCGCCAGCCTGTCAGACCACGCGTTGGCACAGGTCAGCTTCAACTACGCCAGCAGGGTCAGCGACCACATCAAGGGCAATTGCCCCACGGTGATCGAGCTGGACCTCGCACAGACCCATTCGTTGGATGCCATGAGTGCGCTCAGCGTACTGATTTCCAGGCTCGCTAACACGGCACTGCAAGGCAGGCCAGTGGGCGCGGACAAGATCAGTATCCCCGGCCCGGAGACCCTGCAATGAACAACCCGTCTACCCCCCCCCAGGCGCTCCAGCAGGTCGCTGGCGCAGCGATCATCAGCGGCCCTTGGCCAAGCTATGCCGCATTCCGAAATCTACCAGAGCGCGAGCGCTGGGTGCTGTACGGCAGCGCGAAGGCGTATCGCGAGGCGCTGGAGCTTCAGGGATTCCAGATGGCCGAGAGCTACGACCAGTTTGTCCGTCGTGTCTGTACTGAGTTGGACCTCTGAACCATGCATTACTACAAGTTCAACATCAAGGATTGGACGCGGGATACCGCGCACCTCTCTGTGGAGGAGGAGGGCGTCTACCGGCGCCTTCTCGACCACTACTACGAGAGCGAAAAACCAATCCCACAAGAAACCAAGCCGGTTATCCGTAGGTTGCGACTGGCAGGCCACGAGGAAGCTGTTGGGGTCATCTTGGGTGAGTTTTTCACGCTCGAAGATGACGGCTTTCACCATCGCCGCTGTGACGAGGAAATCGCCAAGTATCACTCGAAAGCGAATACCAGCAGGAACAACGGCAGCCGTGGCGGAAGGCCCAAAAAACCAGAAGAAAACCCAGCAGGTTATGAAGATGAACCCAAACATAACCTTAACCAAGAACCACTAACCATTAACCAAGAACCAGAAGATCAAGAGCAGTGCGCCGCTGGCGCGCCGCCTGGCCAGGTTGAGCCAAAGCAGGATGGCCGAAAGCGCGGTACTCGCCTGCCTGATGACTGGGTTCTATCTCCAGAACTGGCTGCATGGGCGAAAGCGGAAAGGCCGGAGCTTGATGACCGAATGGTCAAGGCGATGGCCGACTCGTTCAAAGACTTCTGGATCTCCAAGACCGGTAAGGACGCCACAAAGCTCAACTGGGATGCGACTTGGCGTAACTGGGTGCGCAACCAACGGGTGAGTGTTAATCCGCGCGCCAGCCCTGCGCAGGGCCAATCGCACCACACCGACCTCGACAAGATTGACCACACCGAGGGGCTGGTTCGCCAGCCTGACGGGACTTACCGGGTAGCAAGATCATGACCACACCGAAGACTCTGGAATTCAAACCTGGCCAGTGCCGCGTGCATGGCGATTTCACTGATGAACTGATCGAGTCGTTCTTGGGCGACCACTTCTGGCAGGGCTGCACTCGCTGCCAGTTCGATGCGCTGCACTCGGCCGACGAGGCGATCCGCCAGCCAGCGCAGAAGGTACGGCGTAACTGGGCGATGAACGTCAGTCTAATGGCTTCTGAGATCCCGCTGCGCTTCCGAGCGGCAACCTTGGACACCTACCGCGCCGAAACCGAAGGACAGGCCGTGGCGCTGACTGAGTGCCGCGACTACGTGCATGGGTTCGAGCGCAACTGGGAACTGGGCCGCTCGATGCTGCTGCTGGGAAGCGTGGGCACCGGGAAGACACACTTGGCCTGCGCCATTGCTCAGCAGGTGATCCGCAGCTACGGAGCGTCAGCACGCTACACCATGGCCATCGAGATCATCCGCGACATCAAGATGACCTTCGACAAGAAGTCCGAGCAGACCGAGCGCGATGTGTATTCCTCCTTGCTGGCGCCGGACCTGCTGGTGATCGACGAGGTCGGCGTTCAGCACGGCAGCGACTTCGAGCGGCAGGTGCTGTTCGAGGTGGTCGACTCACGGTACCGGCAGCTGATGCCGACCATCGTGATCTCCAACCTGGGCCTAGCTGGCCTGCGCAAGTGCCTGGGAGACCGTGCTGTCGACCGACTGACTGATGCTGGCGGGCCAGCTGTCCTGTTCACCTGGGCCTCGGCGCGAGGTGAAGCATGAGCGAACTGGTAATGGGTTACCCGGAGGCCGAGCACGGCGTCCTGGGGGCGATCATGCTTGCGTCTCTCGATGGCAATACCGCGCTGGTGGACGACATCGTCAGCCAGATGAGCAGCGCAGATTTTCTCTACGACGACCACGCGGCCCTGTTCGATGTGATCCGTGATTGCCTGGGGCGCGGCCTGCCGGTCGATGCGGTGACAGTCGGTGATGTGCAGCGCTTCCTTCCAAGCGGACAGGGCACGCTGGCATTCGCGGTAGATCTGTGCCGGAACGTTCCTTCAGTAGCCAACGCGATGGCGTACGCAAAGCAGGTCAAGCAGTGGGCGGTGATTCGCCAGGTGGTCGATATCGGCCATTCCGCGAAGGCTGCCGTTGCAAATGGCCTGGTGCCGGACGAGATCATCGCCCAGGCCCAGCAGTCCATCGCTGACTTGCGCGACCTGCAGGGCTCCGAGAAGGCCGGGTACAAGCGCATGGCCGAGGTGCTGCCTAAGGTGTTCGACGGCATGCAGGAGGTGCTGGATGACCGAGCACCACCGAAGCTTTCCACCGGCCTGGCCGATCTGGACAAATTGATCGGCTTCCTGCGCCCCAAGAGCATGGTGGTGATCGCCGGGCGCCCTGGCAGTGGCAAGACCATGCTGGGGCTGCAGATCGTCAACCATGTGGCCATCCGCGGCGCAGGCGTGGGGCTGATCTTCAGCCTGGAAATGGACGAGAAGGAACTGACCATCCGAACGATCGCCTCGCAGGGCGGTGTCGATCTGCGCCGCATGGAAGAGGTCAAGAGCCTGGACGAGGACGAGTGGCAGCGCATTGGGACAGCAGGCAGCAAGATCGAGTCCGCCCAGCTGTACCTGAACGACACCCCGGGCATGACTATGAGCGCCATCCGCTCGGAAGCCCGCAAGCTCCAGCGTGAGCACGGCCTCGACATCCTGATGATCGACTACCTGGGCCTGGTGGGCGCAGAGGGCAAGAACCAGAGCCGAACCGACGCCGTGGCGAAGATCTCCATCGCCTTGAAGAACCTGGCCAAGGAACTGAGCGTGCCGGTGCTGGTGCTGGCGCAGCTAAACCGTAACCCGGCGAGCCGCCCGGGCAAGAAGCCCCAAGCCAGCGACCTTCGCGACTCCGGCCAGATCGAGCAGGATGCCGACGCGGTGATCCTGGTTCACCACGACCCAGAGTCGGAAGCGGGGCAGCAGGGCGTTACCGAACTGATCCTCGACAAGGGGCGCCAAGCCCCCCAGGGCTCTTGCCTGGTACAGCGTCAGGGGCAGTACGCCCGATTCGTCAACTTCGCCGGCAGCCGCCTCCCACCTGACGACGAGGTCGAGATGGGCCGCGTCCTGAATTTCTCCAAACACCGTAAGGGGAGCAAGCACCATGAAACTTTCTGATCTGTGGCCAGGCCACAAGCCGCCAGCCCGCAATCCTGCAAACCCGGTTGTCTCGGTGACTGTGACCAAGCGAGCCGGCGCCGACCAGCCTGTTGCCACTGGCAATGCCACGAAACTCGCAGAAGCGCATCCACGGCTTGTGGGGCCCCGCGAGCTGCCGGAAACCCTTGAGGCCTGCGAAGCCCTGCACGAGCAGCTGGTGAGTGACGCAATTCGGCTGGAGCTGGCGCTGAGCCAGGCGCAAGAGGGCGCTGTTCAGGGGCGTCCATACGACCGCAGCTGGTACAACCGAGCAAAGGCTGCGCTCAAGCACATCAACCATGACCGCACCCGCCTGCTGTACCGATGCGGCCAGTTGCGCAAGGAGGCCAAGGCGCACGCCCAGCAGAACATGGACCGGGTCATCCTCGATGTGATCAAGGAGTCGCTGCCCGCCGACCAGTTCTTGGGCTATGTGCGAATTGCCGAGGCCCGTGTGGCCCAAGGAGTCGCTCGATGAGCAACGTAACTGCGGCGCTGCCGCGCAAAAGCCTGACCGCCGTTGAGCGCAAGTTCCTCTCAGTCGGAAACCGCATGCTGCTGGACCTACCCAACGGCCGCCTGGCCTCGGCAGCCTTGATGGATATCGTGACTGACTGGCACGCTGCCCGAGCCAACAAGGGGTTCGAAGAGTTCGCGAAGGACTGGATCATCGAGGGCAACGCCAAGAACAAACACGCCCACAAGCTCCTGTGCGAGCTGTTCGGCCTGGATACCGACCCAACGCCCCGGAGGGCTGCATGAAGAAACGAACCTACGCGGACAAGGCGCTGGGCGATACCGAGTACATGCTTGAGCAATGGGGCTGGTGGCGAATGAGTGAGATGGGGGTACCCAGGTACGTATCGCCACTCTACGCGCTCATGCGGGACAACGTGCCCAGTGAAGGAGGCGCCCGGCAGCATGTGATCACTGACGACCTAGCACTGATCATCGACGGTGCTGTGGCCAGGCTGACGAAGCGTAACCAGCAGATGGGTGATTTCGTGTGGGCCTACTACGGATCGAAGCACCCGGCTATGCGGGTCGGAAGGGAAGCTGGCATGTCTGAGCGGAAGGCACGGGAGATCATCAAGGCAGGCGTTGCATGGATCGACTGCGCGCTCGAAGAAATTCGAGAGGCGGCGTAGAAAGTTCTATACGGGCGGATAAACACCTGTTTTCATAGCAGCGTGTCCAGCTTGCAACGTCACGCGACACAGATGAACCCCGGCCATTGTGTCGGGGTTTTGTGTTTTTGAGGGGCTTCGATTCAGGTAGCCCTCCAGAAAAAGCATTTTTCTTGTATGAGGGAACGATTTGATAGCGCTATGATTCTGATAGGTTGCTACTCAATAATATGGAAGACCGTGAGTATGAAAAACGTTCTCGCCGTTGTGGCGCTTTCCCTTTTCGCTGCGTCCGCCGGTGCGGCTGAGCTATCCGGAGCGCTTGGCGCGACAGGCCAAGGTGGTCTTACAGCGCGCGTCGGCATTGGCTTTAACTGGGACAAAAGCTGGTTTGAATCCAGTACTGGCCGTCTCACCGGTTATTGGGATGCTGGCTACACCTACTGGGAAGCAGGCGATGCTTCAGGTGGGGCTCACTCGCTGTCCTTCGCTCCTGTGTTCGTCTATGAGTTCGGCAGTGGGAATGTGAAGCCCTTCATCGAGGCGGGTATCGGCGTGGCCGTGTTCTCAGGCACTTCGGCAGGCGATCAGGATTTTGGCTCTGCTTTCAACTTCGAAGACCGTATTGGTGCGGGTCTCAAGATTGGCGAGACACAGAAAGTAGGCATCCGAGCGATTCACTACTCCAACGCTGGTATCAAGCAGCCGAACGACGGCATTGAGTCGTACTCTCTCTTCTACAGTCACCAGATTTAACCATTTTCTGCGTTGCTCCCCTTGCCCGCCCTGTGTGGGCTTTTTTATGCGGATGACACGCTCAGGCAGCTGGGCTAAGTCGGTAGTGGCGTCGATCAAAGCCGTGCGCTCCCTGATCGGCTACGCGATGAGAGTCTGGGGTACGTGACCCAGCGAGCCAGACCAACAAGCCGGGTAAGCACCGGCCCTCCGCACCCATTCCAAGCCTCGCACCAGCTGGGGCTTTTTCGTATCTGGAGGATGCATGGAAAAGCTACAGCTCGACGTTGAGGTTGAGGGCGCCGCTGACTTCCTGCGCCCTCTGGCTGAAACGCTCAGGTCACTTGAACATTTTCCCGAGCTGCCGCTGCAGGTCTTTCGTGACCTTGTCGCCCACAGCCTTCATGAGCTTCCCGTAAGTCTCGACAGCACCGCATTTGCCGCAGGTGACCTTCGAGTTGTCGTTCGGCCTAGCCGGAACCTCGAACTTGTCACTGCCGCACTTGGCGCACTTGAGGGTTACCTTCATCGTTTTTCGCTCCGTGGAACGTCTTGTGTGGAAGCTCGACGATAGCACGGGGCCACCTTTTCACGTATCCAAGGGCTCGCCATAACGGCGGGCCTTTTCTTTTTCTGCTTCCCGCAAGGGAGGAACCCGGATGTCCAACATGCCAGACAAACCAGACACCTGGGCGGTTGCCCTTGCGTGGTTGAGCCAGCATTCGCCCCTGCTGTATGCGGCCGGGCTCTCCTGCGCCATGGCTGTGCTGCGCATCACTTACGGTGGCGGTACTCGCCGGCAGATGTTGGTCGAGGGTGCTATCTGCGGCGGCCTGACCCTGACAATCATCAGCGGCTTCGAGTTCTTCGGCCTGCCGCAAAGCATGGCTGCCTTTGTTGGCGGGTGGGTTGGCCTCCTTGGAGTGGAAAAGGTTCGTGCGATTGCTGATCGCGTTACCGACTTCAAGCTGCCCAGTCGCAAGCCGGAGTAATCCGCGCCACAAAATCAGAGTGCGCCGTTTCGTGGCGCGAGGTGGATGCCATGGATTTACCACAAGACCTCGGGTCATCCCAGATGGCTGCATTTAAGCAATACATGCCAGACCGGCTCGAAAGCGCAATCCGCGAGACTGTGAGCCTCCTCAATGAACAGGCTGTGTTTCTTGCTGAGAGCGGTCTGAATGGCGTGCAGAAAGCTGGCCTCAAGTTCGTGGGGGAAAAGCTGAACTCCCATCTCAACCACCTGCTCAGCATCCAGCTTGATGTGGCTCGGTCTGGTTGATGGCAAAAGCTCCATACACGCCCTGCAAGCTCTACGTGGACGGTGCCGACGGCATCGCGGTAGGCGACTTCATCACGACGGCTGCAGGCTCTGCCTACCTGGTGCAGACGCTTCGGGCGAGCCGCATAAGACCGGAGCGCAAGCACATGGACTGCCTGCGCTGGCCAATCGCCGAGGTGCCACCTGATGCGCGGTGCTACCAACTGACCTGGTACAAGAGATAGCCATGATCTGCGAGTTTCAGTGCTCCAAGTGCCGACACGTGAAGATCGAGCCGCACCCGGTCCAGTTGGCCGGCGGTCATCTCCTCTGTATGCATTGCTCGAAGCGCGACCTGCCGCCGCCAACTACAGAGTGGCGAGGCCGACCAATTGGATGGCAACCGCCACCTGCACCACCACCGATGCGTGGCGGTGCGATCCCGCATGCGCCTGGCGTCAGTGTGACGCTGGTGCTGCTGGTATTCCTCATGGGCGTGGTGATCGGAACCAAGATGGCTGGAGGTTGGTGATGGCTTGCAGTGGATGCGCCGCCCGGCGCGAATGGATTAACAAATGGTCAAAGGTGGCATATGAGCGAGCCAAGAAAATCCTTGATGGTGGCGACCGTCGTGCCAGCACCAAAGAGCAGCCCGAACAGCGCGCATCCAGCGATGGGAACCAAGGTCCTACTGAGTGACGGTAGCGAGCTACAGGGTGTGTTGAGCGTTGAGCTTAAGGCATCAACAGAGAGCGGTGTCTGGCAAGCGGTGATCACCCTGCTGCCCCGGGATATCCCCGAAGTTTCCGCAGAGGCTCAGGTTGTTGAGGTGGATATCTCCAGCCTCAAGGATGAGCGCCGCCGATATGCACGGGTGGAGCGATGAGCCAGGCTATTGAACTGCTGTTGGAGCAGACGCTGATCGAACAGCGCAAACAGACTGCGCTGCTGGAGCAGATCGCAATGCAGAACCTGGCACTGATCGAAGCGCTGGCGGATGACCAGGGCGTGGACCCTGATGCTGCCCCCCGGACCTACCTGAGCGGTGCACCTGTTCACGGTGGCCGCTGATGGCAAAGCTTCCCACATTGAAGTCGAGACTGAATCCCGTTGAAGGCCGCAAGCTCTCAACGACCAACACCTCAGAGCGTCGCATGACAGGCAGCAGGCTGCAGTCTCGCCGGCTTAGGCTGTGGACAGAGTCACCGACATGCGCCGAATGTGGCCGAGTCGTTGCCTACCCAAATGGCTTCGAGCTTGACCATCGTGTCCCGTTACATCAAGGCGGCGCCGACACCGACGAGAACTGCCAGATCCTGTGCTGTGGCCCTGACGGCTGCCACCTGAAGAAGACGGCCGCTGATGGTGCCGAGCTAGGCGCGCACCGATCTGGTGCGAAAGCGGGGGTGTGACGTGCTGCAAGGGGGAGGGGTGGGGTAAGACTTCACACCTTTCCGTCTCGGAAACCTCCCCCCCTCCCATTCGCAGTTTTTTTCCCCTTTCACGGAAAAGTTAACCATGGCTTTAACCGACAAGAAGCGACGGTTTGCTGACGCTTTGCTGTCGGGAGCGTCAAACCGAGACGCGGCCATTGCCGCCGGCTATTCAGAGAAAACCGCGTCGCAAGCGGGCTCCAAGCTCGCTAAGGACCCGGATGTCATCGCCGCAATTGGCCGGCATCTGCGCGACCGGCAGGCAGCGTCCACAGAAGTTAAACCAGGCCGAAAAGTTAAAGCTCCTCCGCCAGAGGACGGCGCCGTCGGGGAGCTCGACCTGGGCGACTTCGACGACCCGATGGACTTCCTGAAGGCCGTCATGAATGAGCAGGCTGCTGAGCCCAAGTTGCGCGTCGATGCCGCCAAGGCACTACTGCCCTACAAGCACGGCAAGGTCGCCGACCAGGGCAAGAAGGAACAGAAGGCCGCAGCGGCCGATCAGGTCAGCAAGGGGCGTTTCGGCGCCCGTCCGCCACCGAAGCTGGTGGTTAACAACAAGGGGTGATGCATGGAGTGGACGACAGCCTGCCCAGACTGGGAGGCTCGGATCGTTGCTGGCCAATCGCTGATTCCCTTCAAGCCGCTGTTTCCCGATGAAGCCGAGGCTGCGCTTGAAGTGTTCAAGGCGCTCAAGGTCGTCGATTTGCTTGGCCAGCCGACTTTCGGCGAGTGCTGCGATGAATGGGTGTTCGACTTCGTTGCCGCCATCTTCGGGGCCTACGATGCCGAGCACGGTAAGCAGCTGATCCGGGAGTTCTTCCTGTTGATCAGCAAGAAGAACACGAAATCAACGATCGCCGCCGGCATCATGTTGACGGCGCTGATCTTGAACTGGCGGCACGATGAGGAGCTGCTGATCATCGCGCCGACGATCGAAGTAGCGGCGAACAGCTACAAGCCAGCCGCCGGCATGGTGCGGGCCGATCCGGAGCTCAGCGAACTGCTGCACGTCCAGGATCACATCCGCACCATCACCCACCGGGTGAACAATGCGGCGCTGAAGGTGGTCGCGGCCGACACCGACACGGTATCGGGCAAGAAGTCCGGCAAGATCCTGATCGACGAGGTGTGGGTATTCGGCAAGCGCGCGAACGCCGACGCCATGCTGATGGAGGCCACCGGCGGCCAGATCTCCCGGGACGAAGGGTTTGTCATCCTGCTGTCGACGCAGAGCGACGAGCCGCCGGCCGGGGTCTTCGAAGAGAAGCTGAGCTACTACCGCGATGTTCGAGACGGAGTAGTCAATGACCGCAAGTCGCTGGGCGTCCTGTACGAGTTCCCAGAGGCCATGGTGAAGAGCAAGGCCTACCTTCAGCCGGACAACTTCTACGTCACCAACCCCAACATGGGGCGATCGGTCAGCCGAGAGTGGCTGGAAGATGAGCTGGCGAAGAACCTGCGCAAGGATGAGGGCAGCCAGCGGAAGTTCCTGGCCAAGCACCTGAACATCCAGATCGGCATGAACCTGCGGGCGAACCGCTGGGCCGGCGCCGATCACTGGGAGGGTCGGGGCGACAAGCTCCTCACCCTCAACGAACTGCTGCGCAGAAGCGAAGTAGTGGTGGCTGGGATCGACGGTGGGGGGCTGGACGATCTGCTGGGGTTGAGCCTGATCGGGCGAGAGCGCGGTACCCGGAAGTGGCTGCACTGGGCCCATGCCTGGGCGCACAAGATTGTGCTGGAGCGCCGGAAGGACATCGTCAGCGTGCTGAACGACTTCTCGGCGGACGGCGATCTGACCATTGTTCAGCTTCCTGGAGAGGATGTTCGGGATGTCGCCGACATCATCTGCCAGGTGCGCGATGCTGGGCTGCTGCCCGAGAAACAGGCCATCGGCGTGGACGCGGCGGGCATTGGCGACATCATCGATGAACTCACCACCGAGGAGCGCGGCATCGCCATGGAGCGGATTGCCTCCGTATCCCAGGGGTGGCGCCTGAATGGCGCGATCAAGACCACAGAGCGAAAGGTTGCCGGTGGCGAGTTCATTCACGGCGACTCCCGGCTGATGGCCTGGTGTGTAGGCAACGCCAAGACCGTGCAGGTCGGCAACGCAATCGCAATCAACAAGCAGGTCAGTGGCACTGCCAAGATCGACCCGCTGATGGCGACCTTCGATGCGGCAACGCTAATGGCGTTGAACCCGGAAGGCTCTGGCGATCTCCAGGGCTTCTTTGATAACCCGATCATGGTAGGAATCTGATGGCCGAGAAGAAACCGGGCCGGGTGAAGGCTGCGTTGCAAAACTGGCTCGGGGTGCCCATCGGCCTGAAGGACGGCGCATTTTGGCAAGAATGGTTCGGCAGCTCTGCATCTGGAAAGCACGTATCGGTCGACAAGGCCATGCAGTTGTCCACGGTATGGGCTTGCGTAAGGCTGCTGTCCGAGTCCGTCTCTACGCTGCCGCTCAAGCTTTACCGGCGCCTTCCAGACGGATCACGTGAGGTCGCCAAAGACCATCCGCTGTTCCGCGTGCTTTGTCGCACCCCGAACGCCGAGATGACCCCGCAGCGCTTCATGCTGCTGGTGGTGGCGAGCATCTGCCTTCGAGGCAATGCATTCGTCGAGAAGAAGATGATCGGCAGCCGGATCATCTCCCTGGTGCCGCTTCTGCCCCAGTCCATGAGGGTGAAGCGGCAGGACAACGGGCGCCTAAAGTACACCTACAACGAGAATGGCGTGGACCGCGACATTCCCGAGAAGAACCTGATGCACATCCGCGGCTTTGGCCTGGACGGGGTGTGCGGGATGCTTCCGGTCACCACCGGGCGCGAGATTTTCGGCTCGGCGATGGCGATCGAGGAAGCCGCGGCGAAGGTGTTCGCACAGGGCATGCAGGCGTCCGGCATCCTGAGCAGCGACGCCAAGATCACGCCGCAGCAGCGCGAGCAGCTTCGGGCCAGCATGCAGGCGTTCATGGGTTCGAAGAACGCCGGCAAGATCATGGTGGCGGAGGCGGGCTTCAAGTACCAGGGCATCACGATGAACCCTGAAGCCGCGCAAATGCTGGAATCCAGGTCTTTCGGGATCGAGGAAATGTGCCGCTGGTTCCGCGTACCGCCCTTCATGGTCGGTCACATGGACAAGCAGTCCAGCTGGGCTGCTTCGGTTGAGGCGCAGAACCTGCACTTCCTCACCAACAGCCTGCGGCCGCTACTGGTCAACATCGAGCAGGAAATCACTCGCTGCCTGATCGGCGAGGCCGATGCCGACGACTACTTCGCGGAGTTCGCGGTGGAAGGTCTGCTGCGAGCGGACAGCGCTGGCCGCGGGGCCTGGTACAACACGGCGCTGCAAAACGGCTGGATGTCCCGCAACGAGGTACGCCGGCTGGAGAACCTGCCACCGATCCCGGGCGGCGACACGTACACGGTCCAATCCGCGCTGGTGCCATTGGACCAGCTCGGGAAGCCGAGCGCAGGCGTCTCGCCGGCTGCCTCGGCTTTCATGCTTCGGCTGGTCTCGGCACGCAATAACGACGACCGAGAGGCAATCAACAATGCGGTCGAACTGGCTTCCCAGGCATTGGCAACCGGAAACCCAGACGGGCCCATGATGGCCCACGCGCTGATATCGATGCCGCTGCTCAAAGCGGCCTGACCTGGAGTAACCCATGACTCTCAAGACACTACCGGCGGCGCCGGCGGTGCGGCCGCACGCGCGCGTCGAGTCCGATCTGCTGCCGAAGGCCATGGAGCGCTGGAATCCGGCGATCAAGGCGGCGGCCGGCGACGACTCCGCCACCATCACCATGTACGACCCGATCGGCATGGATTGGTGGACAGGCGAGGGCGTCACCGCCAAGCGCGTCAGTGCCGCACTTCGCAGCATCGGCGACAAAGACATCACCGTGAAGATCAACAGCCCAGGCGGCGATGTCTTCGAGGGCCTGGCGATCTACAACCTGCTGCGCGAGCACAAGGGTAAGGTAACCGTCCAGGTGCTTGGCCTAGCTGCCTCGGCTGCGTCGTTCATTGCCATGGCCGGCGATGAAATCCAGATCGCCCGAGCCGGCTTCATGATGATCCACAACGCCTGGACCATCGCCGCTGGCGACCGAAACGACTTCACCGAAGTCGCTGACTTCCTCGACCAGATCGACGCCACCCTGGCCGACATCTACGCGGTCAGGACGGGCGATAAAGCCGCAGTAATGCGCGCCCTGATGGACGTAGAGACCTGGATGGGCGGCAGTTCGGCAGTCGAGGCCGGATTCGCGGACGGCCTGCTCCCATCAGATGCGGCACAGGAAGACCCGCAAGCCAGCGCGCCTCAGCAGGTCGCGGCACGGCGCCTGGACACGATCCTGGCCAAACAGGGCATGCCTCGCTCCGAGCGCCGAGCCCTGATTCAAGAACTCAAAGGGGGTACGCCTGGCGCTGCCCCCTCCGGTACGCGCAGCGCTGCCGAAAACCAGGCCGACCTGGCCAACCACTTTGCCGATCTACAGGCCGCCATGTCGCGGTTCTCGGCAGCAGCCCTCAAGTAACCGGAGAAGATCCCATGGCAGATAATACCGCCGACCTGCTGAAGCAGGTCTCCAACGAGCTCAAGCAGGCCACCAGCGATTTCAGCAAGCAGGCTGAAAACGCCCTGGCCGAGGCCAAGAAGGCCGGCAGCCTTTCCGAAGAAACCAAGAACGCCGTCGACGAACTGGCCACCAAGTTCAACAGCCTGACCGAGGCCGAGAAGCAGCTGAAGGCCCAGCTGGGCGAGCTCGAGCAGGAGTTCGCGCGCCTGCCTTCGGCTGGCACCCCGCAGACCCAGGACAGCCTCGGCGGCGTGGTGATCAAGAGCGAAGCGCTCAAGCAGTTCGCGGCCAGCATCGAGGGCGGCAAGCGCGTAAACATTCCGGTCAGCGCCGCCCTGCTGTCCACCGATGTTCCCGCCGGCATCGTCGAGCCTCAGCGCCTGCCCGGCATCGACACCGCGCCGAAGCAGCGCCTGTTCATTCGAGACCTGATCGCCCCGGGCCGAACCACTGCCCCGGCGATCTTCTGGGTACAGCAGACCGGCTTCACCAACGCCGCCAAAGTCGTGGCCGAGGGCACCGCCAAGCCATACTCCAACATCGAATTCGCGTCGAAACTCACCGCGGTGTCGACCATCGCCCACATGTTCAAGGCCTCCAAGCAGATCTTGGACGACTTCGCCCAACTGGGTTCGACCATCGACGTCGAAATGCGCTACGGCCTCAAGTACGTCGAGGAGCAGGAGATCCTGTTCGGTGACGGCACTGGCGTTCACCTGCACGGCATCGTCCCTCAGGCCTCGAAATACGTCCCGGCATTCGAGGTGGAGAAACGGTCGGGCATCGATGATCTCCGCCTGGCGATGTTGCAGGCCCAGCTGGCGCGTCTGCCGGCTTCCGGTCATGTCCTGCACTTCATGGACTGGGCCAAGATCGAACTGACCAAAGACACCCTCGGCCGCTACATCCTCGCCAACCCGCTGGGTCTGGCTGGTCCCGTGCTGTGGGGGCTGCCTGTCGTGGCTACCGAGGTCGCCGCCTTCCTGGGCAAATTCCTGACCGGCGCATTCCAGACCGGCGCGCAGCTGTTCGATCGTGAAGACGCGAACGTGGTGATCTCGACCGAAAACGCCGACGACTTCGAGAAGAACCTGATATCGATCCGCTGTGAAGAGCGTGCTGCGCTGGCGGTCAAGCGTCCGGAAGCGTTCATCTTCGGTGAGTTCGCCGCCCCGGTCACTCCGTAACCCAATGTGAGGGCCGCACAAGATGCGGCCCCTGGAGGCATTCATGAAGCTGAAAACCCTGAAACCTCTGTACCTGGGCGGTCAAACGCTGGTGGAGGGCACGCCCTTCGAAACCATCGAGCAGCACGGGCGCCAGTTGATCCAGAAAGGCTATGCAGAGCTGGACGACTCGGAAGGCGAGGTGGTGGTGACTATCTCGCAGGAAGATGCAGTTGGCGCGGGCGTGCTGACCTCCGGCAGCTTGGCCGCCGTCGCCCTGCCGATTACCCAGCCCGTCGCCTCCTTCAAGGTGAAGCACAAGGGGGCAGGCAAGTACATCGTGGTGGACGCTGAAGGCAACCAGGTTGGCCAGTTCTCCGGAAACCAGGAAGAAGCCACCGCTGAAGCTGAGCGGCTGATCGCTGGCGGCGAGCCAGAGCAGGCGAAGGAGTAACCCATGTCCGTGATCGCAATCGAGGTGGCCATGCACCACATCAGGGCGGAGTCTGAAGACCAGGTGTTGGTCCAGACGCAACTTGATGCAGCGGAAGAGGCGGCGATGCAGTTCCTCAATCGGCGCTTCTATTTGGATCAGGTCACGCTCGACGAGGCCTGCGCTGGCGTTCAGGCGCTCATGCAGCAGGCCAAGGCTGCGAATGCCGAGGCTGTCGTGGCCGCTGAGGAAGAGCAGGACCACGCCCTGCGTTGCCGCCTGCTCGAGCACGCCCGCCAGGCTCTGGCCAATGCCTACGACCAGGCCGACGCCATTGCTTACGGCATGGTGCTCAACCCTGCAATCCAGGCTGCCTGCCTGCTCAAGTTGGGCCACCTGTTCGCCAACCGCGAGGAGGTGGTGATAGGAACCATCGCCACCGAGCTGCCGCTGGCGTCCCAGCACCTGCTGATGCCGTATCGCATCCGGATGGGTGTGTGATGCGCGCCGGACCATTACGCCACCGCTGCATGCGTCGTGGCTTCGTCGAAGGCAAGGATGCTTTGGGCCAGCCCACCAAGGTTTGGGGGGATCTTGGCCCGCTGTGGGCGGAGATCAACATTCCATCAGGCCGCATGTACGAAGCTGCGTCGCAGATGCAGGTCACGGTCAGTGCTGAGATAAACATTCGGTACCGCAAGGACGTGATAGCCGGACAGCACCTGGTTCACCAAGAGGTTACCTACGAGATCATTGCCCCGCTGCCCACCAACCAGCGGGACATGCTCAAACTCATGTGCAAAACGGTGAAGCCAACATGAGCAATGGATCATTGACTGTCGTCGGCCTGGGTGATTTACAGGCCGACTTCGAGCGCTTGGCTAAAGCCACGGGCAACAAGATCGTGCGTGATGCCGTAATGGCTGGCGCCCGAGTTGCCAGGGACAAAGCTCGTGCCACGACGCCGGTTCGTACTGGCAAGCTCAAGAAGAACATCACAGCTGTGCGCCTGAAGCAGTCCGAGACGCCTGGCGGCGCCACAGCTGGCTTGCGCGTGAAGAAGCCCAACGGCAAGCAGTCCAAGGCCCTCAAGCGCCGCGGTAAGAAGGGCCGGACCTCCGCGACGGAATGGGAGGCACCGTTCTACTGGAAGTTCCTGGAATTTGGCACCTCCAAGATGCAGGCCCATCCGTTCATTCGGCCGGCCTGGGACGGGAGCCTGCCGGAAATCGAAGCGGCCGTGAGTGACAAGCTGGCCGAAGGCATCGACAACGCCACCGCGCGGTAATCCCATGATCGAGAAATCCCTGATCGACAGGCTGTCGCCTCTTGTCGATGGCCGCGTGTTTTTCGGCGTTGCCCCTGAGGGGGCGGCTCAGCCGCGCCTGGTGATCCAAACGGTCAGTGGCTCCACCGGATTCACCCTGGCCGGTTGGGACGGCTCCAGTGACTTAACCATTCAGCTCGCCGCATGGGGTGAAAGCTATTTGCAGGCGCTGACACTGGCCGGTGAAGCATTCAATGCCATGACCATCGACGGCGAAGATTTCACCACTGGCGGCGCCGATCGCCTGCCGGACGAATTCGAAGATGACACCAAACTCTTCAGCGTGAGCTGGGAGTACACCCTGCAACCATAGGAGGCCCCATGGCCGCGCAGAACCCAACCAAAGCCAAGTTCGTGAAAACGCAGGGTACCCAGCTCAGCGTTTCCAAGACCACCACGCTAGACCCGGCCGCCGACGGCCTGGAGTACGCCGACCTGTCGGTAACGATCAAGCAGCCTCAGTTCCAGGGCGGCCAGTCGGACGAAATTGAGGTAACCACCCTGGCCAGCGAGGCCAAGGAGTTCACTGTTGGTCTGGCCGACAACGGTACCTTCAGCATGTCCGGCAACTGGAAAGCGGATGACGAAGCTCAGACCGTGCTGCGAACCGCACGCGACGACGGCGAGCCGCGGGCATTCAAGTCGGTATTCAAGGATGGTACGTCCTCGACGTTCCTCGGCCTGGTCACCCAGTTCACCTGGGATGCTGCGCCCAACGGCACCGTTAACGGTACCTTCAACGTGCGCATCACCGGCAGCGTCACCTTCACCGTCCCGCCGGTGACCCCGTAATGGCCCGCGCAAAGACTGCAGGCGCACAGGGCCTGCGAGCGATGGCGCTCGACCCGATCCGGAACTTCAAGCATGAATCGCTTGAGGTACCGGAATGGGATGGCGCGAAGGTCGTGGTGATGGCGTTGAGCGCTGGCGACTGGGCTGAGTACCGGCGCCGTGCGGCAGCGGCAGTGGCTACTGCCCGCGCCGCTGTCGGCCTGAGCGAGCAACCGGAGGAGGGTGACGAAGAAACCTCGGCCGCCCGCCTGGTCGATATCGACTCCTCGCCGCTGTACGCCTTCGTGCTGGCGCGCACCCTGCTTGACGAATCTCATTCCCGCATTTTTGAAGATGAGGATGTGTCGGTCGTGGCCAAGGCCTTCAGCCCTGTTCACGACCGGCTGGTGGGCAAAGCGTTCGAGCTGAGTGGTGTCGAGGCAGGCGCTGGCGCCCAGGACCCGGTAGAAGCGGCGGGAAACGGCTAACGGAGGAGCCAGAGTTGGCCTTCATGCTGACTCTGGCCCTCCGGCTGGGCATGACTCTGCAGGATCTCAAGCAGAGCATGAGCGCCGAGGAGCTGTTCCTCTGGCAGGCCTACAACGAGGATTCGCCGCTGAGTGATGCTCGAGGCGACATCCAGGCGGCGATCGTTGCTGCTTCCACACTGCAGGCCCAGGGCGCCAAGGTGACCCCGATGGACCTGCTTCCTCAATGGAAGACGGAGAAGCCAGCTGCCGAGCAGGCCCCGGAAGAAGGTGAGGAGCTGTTCAAGGCCTTCCTGATGGCGAAAGCTGTTGAGGAGTAA